CAGCAGGAGAGTGGTGCTTCTTGGGGGCTGTGCATAGTGACAGCGGCAGCGACAGTGTCTACGATAGTGAGAGCAGCGGCAGCGACCGCGGCAGCGGCAGGGTCAGTGGCTGCGTTAGCGACAGCGGCTCTAAAGTAGCCCTTCCTACAGGTCTTCGCCGTTTTTCGGAGCGTGTATGGAAGTATGCGCGCTACTGGCCTGATGATTATCCTGAAGTGTTGGCGTCTGTTCGTATTAGTAGAATGGACTTAGATAACTATAAATAATCAAGACTAACGAACATTTAAAAATGTTCGTTGGCAGCGGTCTAAATAAAGTTATTCTTATTATATTTATAATGAGTATATTATTAACCACAATATGTATTGGTGATAACTATATTAAACAATATAATAATTTATTTAGACAGTCTCATGAAGATTATGCTAAAAAATGTGGATATGACTTTAAAGTTATAACAGATTATATTGATAATCCAGCACATCCATCCCTAATATCTCTAAATAAAATTTTAGTTTGTAACTACAGTTGGGATAAAGAATATGATTATATTATATTTATCGATGCTGATATAATAATAAATAGTGAAACTCCTACAATACACAATTATTATGATTTTGGCGATAAGATAGGTGTTGTAAATCAATCACAGCCTAATTTAGAAGCTAGACTAATAACACAAAAACATAAAGGTTATGAAGTCACAGCAAAGGAATATTATAAATTAAAATCTGGGCATAATATAGAAACAGATCATATAATTAATACAGGGGTCCTTGTGTTACAACCAAAAAAACACAAGGATTTTTTACAAAATATATTTAATAAATACTATAATAAACAAATAAATAACATAGCCGGTTTTCATTATGAGCAATCAGTAATAGGGTATGAAATTCAGAAAAATAATTTACATTTTTTTATGGATATGAAATGGAATGCTTTATGGGCAAACAACAAATATTATCATAATGTTATTAAAAACAAAAATATAACACTTCAGGAATTTTTTAATAACAATTATTTTATTCATTTAGCGGGCCATTGTGATTATAATTTAGTTAAAACTCTAATATAGTGGTCTTAATTTTAGACCGCGGCAAACGAACATTTTAAATTGTTCGTTGGTCTAATATCACCATATGCGCGGATTGGCATCTGTTTCGTATTAGTAGAATGAGACTGTGATGAGGGGAAATGTTATATCATTATTTGTTAAATTAGCACTACTATTTCCATTAGATAACATAATAGCATAATCATCATTTTTTGTAATTGTTAATGATATATTACTAGTATTTGTATGTAAAGTTCCACCATTACTTAATGTAAGAGAAAAGTTACTTTGTAAAATAGAATTTTTAAATAAATGTGCTACAAGTTTTTTCCCATTTGCTATTGAGTAACATTGAAAAGCAAATTGGTCAATCATAGATATAGTTGGACATCTTACTGGATAATAATTAGTTATTTCCCCACCGCCACCACTATTAATTGTTCCTGGTATTAAATAGGTATATGCATATCCACCATTACCTCCTGAAATACTAAAAGGAATACTCGGTTGCGCAGTAGAATTTGTAAATCCCTTTCCATTTCCTGTGCGATTTGGTAAATCTGTTCCAGCGAGTGAAATTGTTCCAAGAGTTTGCGACATATCTGCTGCGTTATTCCCTGCGACATACGCATATCCATAACTTGTTGAGGATTTTATGAAGATAAGAGCGTTTGCATTATTTGTTTCAATTCCAAAGTATGTTCCATTAGATGTATTTGGATATTCTGGATTATCCTTACAGAAGATATTCGTATTACGTCCTCTAAATCCATTTGAGCCATCATTATATATTCCTCGCTTGGCACCTGGGCCAGAGGATGTTACATTTACAGTGGAACGCTCAATATCATCAGATGAAATTGGCAGAATAGAGGAGTTTCCAGTAGTGTATATTCCATATACATTTGTGGCTACATTACAAGTCATGGCAGAGTTATCCACATTTACAACAATTCCGCGCATTTTTGTCGCAGTTATAGGGTCTGCTATGTTTGACATATATATACCAACAAGGGGGGTCGCATTAGAGTTTGAGGATGTTAGATTAAGCGTTACATCTTCAAGCCTATTATTTTGCGCAAATGTGACAAGTCTTGTTGGAACTGTACAGTCAAGTTGTTGAATTTTAACAGATGGAGTATTTATTCCGCGCAAAGTGACATCATTTGAAAATACAATTTTCTCATTATAAGTTCCTGGAAGAACATAAATACACTCTCCTGCTTGGGCATGGGCCATTGCAGTGCCAATTGTTTTGAAAGCAATTTGATAATGATTGTCATTTGCTACTGCAAGAGTATCATTTCCATAGAGTTGATCTACACGGAGGACACGGCCCATGAGGGGTTGTAATGTATTTGAATTGATGATTGACGAGAGACCATAAGAGACTATTGAAGAGAGTGAGCTGATACCTGTTGCGTTTCCTGTTCCAAGAACTGATGAGAGGCCATAGGAAACTATTGAAGAGAGTGAGGAGATACCTGTAGCGTTTCCTGTTCCAAGAACTGATGAAAGACCATAAGAGACTATTGAGGAGAGTGAAGAGATACCACTACCACCATTAATAGATGAAAGACCATAGGAGACTATTGAAGAGAGTGAAGAGATACCAGGAGCATTACCTTTTCCCAGAACAGATGAGAGGCCATAAGAGACTATGGAGGAGAGTGAAGAGATACCAGGAGCATTACCTTTTCCCAGAACAGATGAAAGACCATAGGAGACTATTGAAGAGAGTGAAGAGATACCAGGAGCATTACCTTTTCCCAGAACAGATGAAAGACCATAGGAGACTATTGAAGAGAGTGAAGATATACCAGGAGCATTACCTTTTCCCAGAACAGATGAGATGCCATAGGAGACTATGGAGGAGAGTGAGGAGATACCACTACCACCATTAACAGATGAGAGGCCATAGGAGACTATGGAGGAGAGTGAGGAGATACCAGGAGCAGGCTGCGCAGCGACTGTTGAAAGGCCATATGAAACTATTGAGGACATTGATGACACACCATTAGTAATATCATTTCTGGTAGCAACTGGTACACCTGATATAGAAACAAATCCACCTTCTGCAGTAATAGGGATTGTATTCAAAAACAGCGAATTTGACAAATATAAATTGCTTACATTATAAGCAACTGAACCAATATTCAACCCACCTTGAGTTGGAACTAAACTGTTTGAAAATACCCATTCAGGTCCGCGTGGCCCTGTTTCACCACGCACAGTTCCAAAAGGAGCATTAGAACCATCAGGATACCGTTTCCAAAGATCATTACATGCTACATTATAATATACATGAATACCTGACTTTATTGAATCTGTTTCATTTGGAAAATTAGAGTTTGTAAACTCAATATAGGGGGTTGCAAGACCTGGTTTACATAAAAGAACATTACAATGATTAACAGATATTTCTGATTCACTAGCATCTCCCATATATATTGTTCCTGGTCCAACATATAATGAATGAAATCTATGATCTGCGTTACCAAGTGTATATTGATCATCGCCATCAGGAATAATGTCGTTATTCTTCGTATAATAATTTGAATTATTAATAGAGGGTTGTACTGCGCAAACAACCTTCTGTAGCCGTCTATAATCTGTTAATTGACTTGAATTCATTGTCTACACTATTCTAATGTACTTTATAAAATTGATCGGGTCTTAGACCCACAAAATAGACCCTAGAGAATAAAATGCGCTCCTATATTCTTGAACTTTGCCCTACAGATGTTGGTCGTGAATTCTATAAAACTGTTCGCTGGAGCGCGGAAGATGCGGGTGTAGATCTCTATGTTGTTGAGGATGCGACAATTAAACGATTTGAACCGGCTCTTTTGCCTCTTGGTGTAAGTGCTCGACTAATTGACGCCAAAACGGGAGCAGACGTACATTATAATCTTGTTCCTCGGTCAAGTATCTTCAAATCTGGCGTAACTATGGCAAATAGTGTTGGAATTATTGATAAGGGTTATCGCGGTGAACTGAAGGCTCCTGTTATTGCCTTTGTAGAAGAAGTAACAATCAAAGCAGGAGCGCGGCTGTTTCAGATTGTCTCACCGAATATGGATGCAATTATGGATGTGAAAATTGTTGAGAGGTTGCCTAAGACTGAGAGGGGTGTTGGCGGGTTCGGATCGACAGGTCGCTTCTAGAAGCGAACTGGTGAGTTCCAAATCTTATCCCACAGAACTAAATCTTTTACAGGGTGAAAAATCGGAAATTCAATATCAGACTTCTGTGTCTCCTCGAACGTAATATTTGGTGTAAAACGAAAATGTTTCTCTAATTCATGAAAATACTGGGTTTTGAGACCAGTATTCAGAGCTAAAGAATAGAAGAAAATCTCCAAAAAGAACATACGCTTTTTTTCACTAACATATCTCGTGAGAACTTCTATAAAACGCCGAGAAAATCGGCAAACAGGATTATAAGATGCCCAACGCAGAGGAAACCCCGCAGGCTCAATAGTTTTCCAAAGAACCCATTCTCCTGGATTGGCCTTATTAATTAATGGAGGAGCCGCTAAAAGGTCCGCATCTGAATAATCATATCTCTCAAAGAACCGTGTAAGAGTATCTGCTCCTTTTATTGCAACATCATCCTCAAGAATCCAGACATATTCAAAGAGATGTTTATACTGGGAAAGAAAGAACAAACAACGATCCCATGTAATTACAATTTTATCAGGCATTACATCTGTATTTACATAAAAAAATCCGGCATCATAACAGAAATTTTCGTATATATATACTATATTTAGGCACCCCTCTTGATTACGAGGCCACCATTTATCAGTAATTAAAAATACTTCTACATTACCACTGTTGGCACGAATACCTTCTGCTACAAGATTATATCGTCGAATTACATCATCATTGACTTCCCTTACAAGGAATATAACTGACCTCTTTGGCACCTCCAGTGACTGGAGCCAATTATGTTGTCGCTTAGAAAATTCGAGGAGTTCTGCGCCAGAAAATGGCATCGGTTTCGCTTGATAGGGCTCGAGATTAAACTTCGAATTATATATTGAGTGAAAAATTTCATTGAAACTCTCCATAACAACTATCTAAAATTGAATGCGCAGGCTTTAACTACAATTTATAACGCCACAAAATGAATAACGCTCACCTGGAATTAATTATTGGACCAATGTTTGCAGGGAAGACATCTACACTTCTCGGAATCATTCGTCGCTATAACTTTATCGGCTACACATGCTTTACGGTTACTCACTCATCTGATACACGATATTCTAAAAATGCTGCGGAAATTGTATCACATAATCAAGACAGTCTATCAGCACATCCTGTAAGAGAACTACTACCTTTACTGAATGAAACAGCATATAAAACAGCAAAAGTTATTGCTATTGAAGAAGCGCACTTCTTTCCAGATTTATACGAGTTTGTTCTAGCAGCACTTGAGAAGGATAATAAACATGTTATCTGTGTCGGACTAAATGGTGATTATCTTCGTAGACCTATTGGGCAGATTTGTCAATTAATTCCACTTGCTGACAATATTACAAAGATTGACGCACTATGTACCCACTGTAAGGAACCTCGGGCGGGTATTTTCACGCTCCGTCGCAGCGACAGCGGCAGCGGCAGCAGCAGCGACAGCGGCAGCGGCAGCAGCAGCGACAGCGGCAGCGACAGCGGCAGCGGCAGCAGCAGCAGCAGCAGCAGCGGCAGTAGCAGCAGCAGCAGCAGTGGCAGCTCGAAACAGCTTCTTGTAGGGGGTGCAGAAACATATGAGGCAGTTTGTCGCGCACATTTTATAGCAATTAATCAGAATGAGTAGAAAAACACGGCGGCTCCGCAGCAAAAGAGGTGGCGGTAGGAGTAAAGTGAAGCGAGGTATTGTAGGGCAATATACAATGAAGCCTACAAAATCCTTTTTTAGAAAGGAGAACGTTAAAACATTATTAGAACAGCAGAAACGTAATGCTGTTGTTAAGCAGAACGTATCAAAATTATTAACAAATATGGCAACTAATGATGATTTAGATCCCGAATGGCCTGATAGAGTATTTGAGAAGTTCACTAATTTTTACGAAAAACTTGGAGAAATTGAGGATGAGATGTTTGATGCGAATCAAGACACAAGCGACATTGCTATTCTTAAAATCGATATTGCAACAAAATTAATTGAATTATTTGGAGCGAAAGAAGCAACATCCGCCCCACAGGGTGATAAAATTGCCGCATTTGACGAGGGCTTAGACGAACTACTTGGTAGATTTAGTAAGGTAGGGTTATAAATGACATCAAAATGGTTCTGTTATTTACTTCTTTCAGAGGACAATAAAAGAACATATGTAGGCGCAACAGTTGATCCTGATAGACGGCTCCGACAACATAACGGAGAAATATCAGGTGGAGCAAGTGCTACGAGAGGTCGTGCCTGGCGACGAATCTGTTTTGTAGAGGGGTTTCCGTCAGAAAGAGAGGCACTTCAGTTTGAATGGAAATGGAAAAACCTTACGCGTGGTTATACAGGTGGGACATCTCTATCGCGAAGAAAAAAGGCCTTACAGGAGTTATTAACTCTGGATAAAACAACTAATAATGCGATCCCTTACAGTGAGTGGTCAGAACCACTATTAATACATTGGGAGGAGTTAGATGGTGACTGAGAAGGTTTATAAGAAACCGGTGCAATATCTAATAATACATATTGGACTGGGGATAGTAGCGGCTTTTTATATCCCAATTGTATGGGTCTATTTAGCATATCAGGTGCTACAACTTATACTTCAGAGGCGTTTCTTCCTTTTTGAATGGCAAATAAAGGACGGGAACTCAATAGCGCATACAGTGGTGAAGGTTATGGAATTTTTTATTGGGTTTTTTGTTGGTATAATCCTTCGCCATGCTAATTAGATTAGACACAATAATGAACGGATCTGCAGCGCTTTATAAGGGCTCTAGTAGTGTAGGAGGTGGTGGTGCACAGAATATCATACCGATTGGAATGGCACAACCTGATGCTACATATGTTCGAACTATGGTAAGTATAGATTCGATTGATAGAGATTATTATTTGTACCCATCGCCTACACAATATAATTTCAAACTTTCAACTCCCTTCAAAAATGTGGTGGCAATTCGCCTTCTTTCTATGGAAATACCTATGAGTTTCTATGTTTTCACGGCTGAGAAGGGAAATACAACACTTCTTATAAAGGAGGCTGGCTTATCTCCATTTGTAAAGGCAACAATACCAGACGGAAATTATACAATTCCCGATTTATGTTTTGCTGTTCAGGATGCTCTTATAGCAGCCACAGGAAATGACACATACATTATATCATATAATACAAGTACACTTAAGATAAATATTTCTAATACAAATGTACAGTTCCGAATTGATACGCAAACAAATTCTCTTGAACAGGGGCTTTTCTGGGGGCTCGGATATTTTCTTGGGTTTGATAAAGGTGTCTATTCGTCTAATAACAAGTCCCTTACAGGTGTTAGGATTATGAATATTAATCCCTATAATTATATGATTTTGGATTTAGGAGACTTAAATATGGTTCAGGAGGGTGTAACAACCAAAGGATATTTTACAAAAGTTCCTTTGAATGTGAATAATTTTAATTATGTATATCTAACACCTGAATGTTGCTCGTATAATGTGGCGAAGTTTGATCCTCCAATTGGTCGCCTTGATACAATTTCGGTCTTGTGGCGTTTTCATGATGGGGTGCGAATTGATTTTAATGGATATAATCATTCTTTTATGATAGAGATAATTACTGGGGAAGGGCGGCTGAATCATCCAGCAATTAATAGATGGTCAGGAGCAGGATCACATTAGGATGTGATTCTGCGACGGAGGACACAGGAGCAGGATCACATTAGGATGTGATTCTGCGACGGAGGACACAGGAGCAGGATCAC